CAAGGCCATGGACCTGAGCGAGGACGCGCAGGTCGTCATCCATTCGGGGTTCCTGGCCAACCAGACGCTGGAAAAGATCGCCGCCGCGGTGACCGAGGCGACGAAGGAGACGATCGCGATCTCCACCCTGTCCCGGTACCGGCGCTGGTGGAAGAGCGAGAAGCGGGCCGGGCTGGAGCTGCGCGACTATATGCAGGAGCTGGTCGCGTCCCTCAAGCTCTTCCCCGCCGACCAGGTGGCCGGGCTGGTGGACCAGAAGCTCGAGGCGCTGAGCCTACTGATGTTGAGGCGCCTGGAGACCGACGACCCCAAGGCCGTCGTGGGCCTGGCGCAGCAGCAGCGCAAGCTCGGCCTGGCCGAGGACAAGCTGGCGCTGGATCGGGAGCGAAAGCGGCTCCAGGAACAGAAGCTTGACCTGGACGGCCAGCTCGTCGCGCTGGAGACGCGCAAGGTCGAGCTGCGGGAGCGGGCCACCCAGGCGGCCCAGCGCATCACGGAAAAGGTGAAGACGGTGGTGAAGGAACTGCCGCCGGACGTGGCACGCATCATCGATGAAGAGCTCTATGGCCTTGTCAGCTGAGCGCTAAGCGCATAGCGGTAAGCGCGTAGCGTCGGATCCGAACGCCATGCGCTCTGCGCTATGCGCTATGCCCCAGAGAAGCGCTATGCCGAAGAAGCCCATCATCCCGCTGACGGACTACCAGAAGGCCTCCGTCCAGGACCTGGCGCGCTTCGTCTTCGACCTGTGGAGCCGCCAGTCCGGGAAATCCTTCGGGAGCGCCCTGGCCGGCGTGCGCGGGGCGGCCAAGCGCCGCGAGCCGTGGGTGTGGCTGTCCAGCGGCGAGCGGGCCAGCAAGGAGCTGATCGAGAAAGGCGCCATGCACGCCCGCGCGATCGGGGCGGCCGCCAGCGTCCTGACGGAAGAGTACCCGGTGGAGGAAGGACGGTTCACCTCCCACGTCCTGCAGCTTCCCGGAGCCAAGATCATCGGGTTGCCGGCGAACCCGGCGACGGCCCGCGGCCATTCGGCCAACGTCCTGCTGGACGAGTTCGCGACCCACAAGGACTCGCGCGCGATCTGGACCGCGCTCTTCCCCACCATCACCCGGGGCTACCGGATCCGCGTCGCGACCACCCCGCTCGGCAAACAGAACAAGGCCTATGAGCTCTGGACGGACTGGTCGCGGCGCCAGGCGGCGGGGGACGCGAACTACTCCTGCCGCAAGGTCACGATCTATGACGCCCTGGCCGGCGGTCTGGTGCTGAAGGATCACCGGGGCAACGCCTGCAGCCCCGAGCAGCTCCGCGAGGCCCTGGGGGACGACGAGGCCTGGGCCCAGGAATACCTCTGCGAGTTCCTGGACGAGGCCACGGCCTGGCTGTCGTTCGACCTCATCGGCAGCATCGAGGTCGAGGACCTGGAGTTCGCCCCGCGCTGGGGCGCGCTGCTCCTGGAGGAGGCGACGGACCAGCACCGCCGGTTCCTGCAGACAAAGCACGATCCTGGCCTGGATCCCGGCATCCTGGAGGACCTGCGGCCGGTCGAGCCGATCTTCGGCGGGGTGGACATCGGCCGGCGGCGCGATCTCACCATCATCTGGCCCATGCTCCAGGTGGCGGCCGTCCTGCGGTCCCTGGCCGTGCTGGAGCTGGCCCGGCAGCCCTTCTGGGTCCAGCAGCGGGTCCTGTTCCACCTCCTGGCCCTGCCCGGGGTGCGCCGGTTCTGCATCGACGCCACGGGGATCGGGATGCAGCTCGCGGAATCCGCCCAGGAGCGGTTCGGGGAGTGGAAGGTCGAGGCCATCACCTTCACCGCGCAGAATAAGGAGGTCCTGGCCGGCGCCATCAAGGCCCGGGCCGAGGATCGGACGCTGGCCATCCCGGCGGCGGCCGTCCTGCGGAACAGCCTGCACAGCGTCAAGCGGATCCAGACCAGCACCGGGCATTTCCGGTTCGACGCCGAGAAAACCGAGCAGACCGGTCACGCCGACCACTTCTGGGCCGGCGCCCTGGCCTGCCAGGCGGCCAGCGGATCGGGCTGGAGCCTGCAGGGGGCCCAGGGGACTGGGGACCGGCGGGACACGGCCGACCTGACGGCCTATACCGGGCGGGGGCGCGCCGTACCAGCAGGATTTCTCGGATAGCTGGCAGCAGGCAGCTGGCAGAAGACACGGAGCGCCAGGAGGCGCTAGGTTCGATGATGGAAGCGAATGGCCATAGCCCTGCGGAAAACCCGGACGTCCGGGCTTTAAGCTGCCATTGCGGCGTCGAGGTGGCCAGCGGACGGCGCGGCCAGAACCGGCAGTGGTGCTCCGACGCCTGCCGGAAGCGGACCATGCGCCTGCGTGCGCACGATCGCCGCCGGCGCCGGGCAGCCAACCACCAGATGATCGACCTCGGATCCATGAGCATCCCGGGGCGGCAGCAAGTTCTCCTGGAGGCGGCCCGGGCTGCCCTCCGGACCGATCACCGCCTGGCGGGGTGGGCCTGATGGCGCAAAGCGCCAAGCGCCAAGCGCATGGCGTCCGGATTCGGCGCTATGCTCTATGCGCTCTGCGCTTAGCGCGTTGCGCTTAGCCTAGAGGTCCCATGATCCAATCCGCGGAGGCCCCCGGCAAGCCGGTCCTGGACGAGCTGGCGACGGTCCGCAAGGACATCGACCTGTTCGCCGGCTGGCTCACGGCCCTGCCCAACCCGGACAAGATCCTGCGCGAACAGCCGGCCCGGGGTATCCGGATCTACCAGGACATGCTGCGGGATGGCCACATCCGGTCTGTGGTCCAGAGCCGGCGCCTGGCCGTCCTGAACAAGGATTGGGATATTCAGCCCGCGTCTGATGACCCGGCCGACCAGAAGGTCCGGGATTTCGTGGAAGAGGCGATCCTGGGGATGCGCGGATTCGAGCGGGCCCGCCGGGATCTCTTGGACGGGGTCCTCAAGGGCTTTGCCGTGGGCGAGATCATGTGGGCCGCGGTCAATGGTCGCATCGTCCCGACCGAGATCCGCCGGCGCGGCCAGCACCGCTTCGCCTTCGACGCCGACGGCCGCCTGCGGCTGCTGACGCTGCAGAACATGATCGACGGCGAGGAGCTGCCCGATCGGAAATTCCTGGTCCTGCAGTATGACGCCGACCCGGAGAATCCCTACGGCGTGGGGATCGGCCAGTCCATCTACTGGCCCTGGTGGTTCAAGAAGCACGGGATAAAATTCTACGTGGTCCTTATGGACCGCTTCGCTCAGCCCCTGCCGGTGGGAAAATATCCCCCGGGCAACAAGGAAGCCCGGGAGGCGCTGCTGGATCTCCTGAAGACCCTCCAGACCGACCAGGCGGTGGCGATCCCCACCACGCTGGAGATCGCCTTCCTGGAGGCGCAACGGACCTCGTCTGTGGCAATCTATGACCCGTTCATCGCGCTGATGAACGCCGAGATTAGCAAGGCGGTCCTGGGCCAGACCTTGACGACCCAGGAGGGGAAGAGCGGCAGCCTGGCGCTCGGCCAGGTCCAAGAGAATGTTCGCCAGGATTTCGTCCAGGCCGACGCCGATGCCGAGGATGAGGTGATCCGCGACCAGCTCATCCGCTGGATCGTGGACTTCAACTTCGGGGCGGATGTCCCCGCGCCCTGGTTCCATACCAAGACGGTGAGCGAACCGGACATCATGGATCAATGGCGCCTGTCGTTCCGCGATCGCAATCTGCAGAGCATGGGCCTTCCGATCCCCGCGCGCTACACGAGAGACCTCTATGGGATCCCTGATGTCGAGGGGGATGAAGAGGTCTTGGTGCCGGTTCCCAGCGGTCCGGGCCTTGGCGGAGGCGCGGATGGCTTCCCGGTCGGTTTTGACGAGGCCGCCTTCGATCGGGCCTTCGCGCGAACTGACGCAGCGCTAGGCGCTAAGCGCAAAGCGCGTAGCGTCGGAGGGGTCTGACGCCATGCGCTCTGCGCCATGCGCCATGCAGTACGCGGAGGACGTGGACCGGATTGCGGATGAGACGGAGGCGCTGGTCCGGGCGACGCTGCGCCGGGGTATCGCGGCGACCGCCCGGCTCTCCGGCCAGGTCCTGGATATGGTGCGCGGCATGGTGATCCTCGAATCCGTGGGCCCGACGCTGGATGCTCTCGCGCAAAGCGCAAAGGGCATAGCGCAGAGCGCCGGAGCTGAACGCCATGCGCTTAGCGCTTTGCTCTCTGCGCTGGTGGCGGGGATGGTGACCGGAGATCTCCTGGGCCGCGCCCAGGTCGTCCGCGAAGTCGAATCCCAGGGCTTCGCGTTCACAAAGCCAGTCGAAACCGCCTTCTCCGAGCGCCATGCGCCATGCGCCATGCGCTATGCGGATCTGGGTTCGATAGAGTTCGAGCCCCTGGATCCTGTCGAGGCGATCGCGATGTTCCGGGACAAGGTCCCGATGACTCCCGCGGCCTTCAGCCAGCTCACCGAGGCCTATCGCGCCCGGGCGTTCACGATCGCGGGCCAGGAGACGGCGAGGGCGGTCGAGGTCGTGAAGGGCTGGCTGGACCAGGTCCTGGCGCGCGGCCTGACGATGCGCGACTTCCTCGCCGGCCTCGAGGAGGCGGCGGACGCCGGGGGGATCACGGCGGTGAATCCGTACCATGCGGAGACAGTCTTCAACACCAACGTCCAGACCGCCTACAACGCGGGCCGCTGGGAGATGTACCACGCGCCCGAGGTGGCCGAGGTCTTCCCCTTCTTCCAGTACCACACCGTCGGGGATGACCGGGTCCGCCCGGCGCACGCCGCCATGGACGGCTTCATCGCCCGCCGCGACGATCCGGTCTGGGACGAGTGGTGGCCGCCGAACGGCTTCAACTGCCGCTGCACCGTGACGGCGATCAGCATCGAGGAGGCGGAGGCGAAGGGCATCCGCCCCAGCCGCCGCGCGGTCCCCCAGCCGGATCCGGGCTTTGCCGGAAATGCGGCGAAGGCGATACGGGAGGTCTAGCGGGCAGCAGGCAGGCTCCGCCCCAGAGGGGGCTCCGCCCCGGAGGGCGGGCAGCTAGCAGAAAACAAATATCAGAAGCTGCCAGCTGCAACCTGCCAGCTGCCAGCTGCGACCGGAGGGAGCTATGGGTAGGCAATATCGCGAAGCCAATCCGTACAAGTGGCTGGGCCAGCCGGCGACGGCGCAGGGCGTGGTCCCCGCCTCGGCCGGGTTCATCCCGACGACCCAGCCGCTGCTCTTCGCGGCCTGGTTGCAGAACCGCGGCGCGGGCGCCGTGGCCGTCGCCCTGGTCGCCCTGATCCCGGACAGCAAGTGGGAGGCCGGCCAGTGGGTCAATGCCACGACGACCTACACGGCCGATACCGACGATGCCCAGGACGTCGGCACGAATGACTTCGCCCTGGAGACCACGAGCGCCAATGATGGCCACGTCATCGGCGGCGATGAGAAATTCGGCGCCATCGGCTACGATATTTCCACCGCCAGCATCGGCGCCGGGCAAGTCCATGTGGTTGAATATTGGAACGGCTCCGCCTGGACGGCGATCGCCGCCACCGGGATGCTGGTGGACATCCCCCGCGCCGCAGGCGTGACCTGGACGATCAACGAGTTCCTGGTCCTCTTCGATCCCAAGAGCGACTGGGCCAAGGGCGGATCCGGCACGGGCGTCAACCAGGCCCGCTACAACCTGCGGATCCGGGCGACCACCGCGCCGACCACGGCGGGGCTGGCGAAACGGATCTATATCGGCCAGGTCCTCGCCTCGCAGGATGCCCTGGGGGCGAACCTCGAATTCACGCGGAACTGGCAGCCGACGGGTCTGATCTTGCCGGAGTGGGTGGCCGCGATCGGATCCGCCTTCGGCACCGCGGACGAGAGCAACACGCTGGAGCTGGTTCGGAGCTAGCGCATAGCGCATAGAGCATAGCGTCGGATCCGGACGCCATGCGCCATGCGCTTTGCGCCATGCGATGAGGTGAGCTGATGAACGATTGGATCCAGATCTTCCGGATCGGGAATTATGAGGGGAAGCTGCCGATCGCCCCCGCCGACCTCGACGCCATGGTCCGGAATTACGATCCCAAGCGGCACGAGGCGCCGCTGGTCCTGGGCCACCCGGATAGCGACAGTCCCGCCGTCGGCTGGGTCGAGGCGCTGCGCCGTGTCGGCGACACGCTCTGGGCCAAGGTCCACCAGGTTGCCCCCGAGCTGCGTCAGGCCGTGCGTGAAGGCCGGTTCAAGAAGATTTCGATGGCCATTTACCGGGCGCTTGAAGGCGTCTCCGGACCCTACCTGCGCCACGTGGGCTTCCTGGGCGCCGAGATCCCGGCGGTCAAGGGCATGACGCCCATCCGCTGGGCGGAAGGGGAGCATCAGACGATGGACCTGGACATGCCCATCGCCGAGGCGCTGGACCGCCAGGCGGCGGTGATGCGCGTCCTGGACGGCTGTTACCTGCTGATGGACCGGGTACACGGGGTCCTGAGTGACGACGCGATCGGCGAGAAGAAGACCGCGATCCTGGACCAGGTGGACTCCCTCCGATCCCTGGTCGAGGCCGAGACCTTTGTGGAACGCCAAGCGCCAAGCGCAGAGCGCCAGGCGCCGGGCACGGAACCCCCCCTCCCCGCCCCTCCCCCGCGGCGGGGGGAGGGAACGGGTGGGGGAGAACAGAGAGGAGGCAAGACAAGGACGGTCTGGCAGAAGTTGCAGGCGCTCTTCGCC